CAAAGATTTTACGAAATCGCACTACACTTTTAAAGTTATGAGAATGGGGGTATGGTTTGAGATGACCGTGCCTCTGCGAGCGATCAGAGTTCAGGACTGCATTACATCTAAGTTGATGCCAGGAGTGCAATTCAGACCGACTACATCTGTATAGATTTCTCTACTACGCCTAAAATGCCCGCTTTTAGCGATATGACATCGCATTTTATACGCGAAAGAGACTTAGATTTAGTCAGAGGTAGCGACGGAAGACTCTTAACAAGAATGGGAACGAAGAAAACTCCAGGAGAGCCACACACAATTCACTGTGCTAATTTTCAACCTATTGGCGGTCAATTGTATAAAGCAGGATATTTTTCAGCGAAAGCCTGGAATTATAAGGCCCCAACAGAACCTGGATGTTGTGGATCAGTGCTCATTGTTGAAAATCCTATGATACCCAACAAACTCATTGGAATTCACCAAGCTAATTTTGGAAAAGGAACTAATGAAGCAACAGGAATGGTTATAACTCACGAAATAATCATGGACATTTGCGGACCACAAACTTACGTAAATGGACCTCAGCTTGAAGATATCATCAATGATTCTGCACTGGAAACACTCGATCTCATGAGCGTACCTAAAAATGCACCAACTGGACGCTACATGATACTCGGAGAATTGAAAAGTAATATCGGAACAACTCTCAAGTCTGATTTAAGAATGACACCTTTATTCGATGATCCTTTTATTCACACCACAGAGCCTGCAGTTCTCAAGGCTACGGACCCAAGAAATATTAGTGGAATACATCCACTTCGAAACGGATTACAAAAATTTGATCAGGAAACAGGAAACTGGAACCTATCACATCGCATTAAATCAAGAACACATTTTCTTCACCAGATTTTGAAATGCGATGCAGAATATTCTGGACCAACAGGATTTCTATCTGTTTACGAAGCAGTCAACGGAATTCCCGGATTCGTTGAACCACTAAACATGAGAACATCACCGGGGTATCCTTACGTGCAACAACGACCACAAGGCACAATAGGAAAACTTGCTTGTTTTAAAGAAATTGGCGAATCGAACACAGGACAGATTCTGTACGAACCGACTTTTGAACTCAAAAGTGAAATCGACAAACTTTTAACAGCAGCACTAGGACAACATAAAATTGTGAGCAATTATTTTATGGATTGGCCCAAAGATGAGAGAAGACCTTTGGCAAAGATTGAAGTGGCGAAGACTAGACTCTTTAACATTCATTCCGTGGCTTGGTTGATCGTGACAAAAATGTATGCAGGAAGTTTTACAGCGGCATTCATGCAAGCACGACTCAAAATTGGATCAGCACTGGGCATTAACATGCACGGCCCAGAAGTGACTAAACTAGTGGAACATTTGCTCTCAGTTGGAAACAACATGGCGGACGGCGACGTGGAAAAATGGGACGGAGGATACGATTTCGAAACACTCTTTGACATGGCCTGGGTAGTAGCAATGTGGTACAAAAAACACAACCCGAATTCGGACTTTTGGGGAACAATGACAATTTTATTGGGACCTACATGGAGAATCCACATTTGCGGAAACGTTGTTTACATCGTTTTTATCGGATTGCCTTCAGGATGGTATTTGACAGCAGTTTTCAACACAGGTGGTCACAGAATTCGAAATTATAATGTGTGGCAAGAGTTGACGCTCTTAAAGTGGCAAGAAGCTTTAAGAGGTCAAGAACTTGAACTACACGAGGATGTCGCAGCACTCTGGAAATCGTTGCTCAATCTTAACACCTTAGATGAGTACGTAGCGCAAGTGATGGGAGGAGACGATGAAGTCCAATCCGTTGCAGGCGAACTAGCAGAGCTAATGAATCCTTCAGACATAGCAACAGTCTGGAAAAACCATGGAATTGGCTACGTTCCCCCACAAAAAATAGCAGGGAAGACACACGCGACCTTGTGGAGCACAATTGACAACGTGCAGTTCTACAAGTGTCATTTTAAGCGTGACGAGGAACATCAGCGATTTTGGCATATGGCGATGGATACAGAGCCCTGTCAAGAATTGATAAATTGGATCAGAAAAGGACAACCACCCATTGATGCACTCCAAGCCAATGTGAGAGATTACCAACACTTCTCTTACGCCCATGGAAAAGAACACTTTGAAAGAGTGACGACGCTGGTTCGAAATGCAGCAGAAGAAAAAGGCATTTCATTGATGTACAGCACATTCGAAGAGTTCGACGA